GGATCCTTTGCCTTAACGGGATCCAATGCCATACTAAAATGGGCGCACCAGGTAAGAGCTGCAGCTGGATCATTCGCCCTCACAGGCAACAATGCAATTTTACGCTATAGCCATCAGCTCAGAACGGCAGCGGGATCTTTCGCTCTAACAGGAAATAATGCTCTACTCTCTTACGGGCGCAGGATCCTCGCAGCTGCAGGATCTTTTGCTCTGACGGGCTATGACGCTATTTTGACATATACGACTGTCGGCTCTTATAAGCTCTTGACCGCAGCCGGAACCTTTGCCCTGGCAGGATCCAATGCCGTTTTACTTGCCACCCGCCAGATCCGTTCTGCAGCGGGAAGCTATGCCCTGACAGGGAATAACGCTATCCTGAAATTAGCGCGCAAGATCTTCTCAGCCAGCGGCTCGTTTGCTCTGACAGGAAATAACGCTTATTTATTGACCCGGAAGATAACCAAGACAGCGGCAGGCTCATTCGCTCTAACGGGCAATAATGCAATCCTGAAAGACTATCGCAAACTCTTTTCCGCAGCAGGATCCTACACTTTAGCCGGACAAAACGCCATGCTGCGGGAAGCTCGCAAGCTTTTCGCAGACAAAGGCATCTATGCCCTCACGGGCTATGATGCTACAATGTTACGGGTGATAGGATCCACATACCTGCTTAAAACAGCTGCGGGATCCTATCTCGTAACGCTCTCTGCTTTGCTCTACCTTTTCCTTCCGGGACACGGGGAGCATATCGAAATATCGACTTCCCCCATCCTGGTTACAACCCCTGACGGGGATCGGCTGGTAGAAATAGACCCTAGCATTAAAGTGTCTGGGAGATCCTCGATCCGGGTTAAGTCCAAAAAATTATAGGAGCTGAAAATGGCTGACACAATCAAAACCGTAAAACATCAGAGCAAAGCCGAGATCCGACAGTGGGACGTGGATTTTACAGCAGATCTAACGGAAGGCGTCACCGTGGCAAGTGCTACGGCGGTACATATCCCCCCCTCTGGTATCGCCAGCACTCCCGTTGTCGGATCCATTCTGGATAATGTGGTACCCGTAAAACTCGGACCACTGACAGTGGAAGGCGTGCATATCCTGATAATTACCGCCACCCTGTCGGACGCTGAAAAATCGGAAGCTCGTTTACTGATCCCGGTGGATTATTAATTCCCCAAACTTGACAGTCACGTTAACGGCGACCCCCAAAGGAGCGTTAAAATGCCTAAAAAATCCAATGCAACAGCTGCCACCCTGCCATTTGACTCGATCACGTATTCTGGTGATGGAATGGTTATTGCCATCGTGATCCAGGGGGAGGTAGTTACTTCCCCAAAAAAGATCCAGGAGCTCATGCTGGAATACGAGCCCAGCCCCGGAGTGAAGAAAACGGAGGCGAAAGATGGATGATATCGAAAGAGCATTTCTGGCGATCAAAGCAAAAAACGAGCCCCTGACAAACTACTACCGCTACGTCAACGGACCGCAACCGTTGCGTTATTCCACAGAACGGTTAGAGGAAGCTTTCGAGGATATTAAAACCCATTTCGAAATTAACTGGTGCTCCGTCATCGTGGATGCTACAAATGACAGGCTGGCGCTGAGCGGCTTTAATATAGACGTTCCCGCAGCGCAAGAGTTTATGAGTAAAACTTTCGAGGCGCTCCAGCTGCAGCTGGAAGCCCAGAAGATCCACAAAGCCGCCCTGGGTTATACGCAGGGGTATTTGCTGATATGGAAAAACGGGGAGGAAATCGAAGCCTACTATAACGATCCTCGTATGTGCGAGGTTTTTTACGACCCCATCAGCCCGAAGAAAAAAATCTACGCAGCCAAATGGTTCACCACTGCAGATCCAAAAGTACAGGAGATCACCCTGTATTATCCAGACCGCATAGAGCACTGGCAGGCTACCGGGAAACCGGACACTAAAATATCAAAATGGAGCGCTTTCCAAAAACAGGAGCCAGATGAAGCAAACCCCTATGGCGTGATCCCTGTATTTGAATTTTACTCCGAAGGCGAAATCACCAGAGTGCTCTATCTGCAAGATGCAGTAAATAAGACCTTCGCGGACATGATGGTAGCCGGGGAGTTTGGCGCTTTTGTCCAGCGATGGGTGATCACGCAGACGGATCCCGCAGACCTGAAAAACAGTCCCGGTACCGTATGGTGGATCCCGGCTGCGGAAACAGAGGGACAGGGATCCTCAGTAGGTCAATTCACGCCAACGGATCTGACAAAGTATCTGGACGCCATGGATAGGCTCGCCTCTGCCATGTTTATCATTACCCGCACCCCCAAACATTACCTGGTCAACGCTGGTGCCAACGTGAGCGGCGAGGCTTTAATAGCGATGGAGGCGCCATTTATTAAAAAGGTGAAATGGTATCAAAAGCGCTTCGATCCGTTCTGGAAAGACGCTGCTCAATTCATCTGCAAACTTGGCGGGTACGAGATCCCTGTCGAAGAGATCCTGACGGTCTGGGAAAAGAGCGAGAGCACGCAGCCGCTCACCGAAGCGCAGACAAACCAGACCATGATTAATACGGGGATCCCCTTAATAACCATCTTGCGCCGTTCCGGTTGGAGCGAAGCCGAGATCACCGCCATGGAAACGGATATGAAAAAGGCGAAAGAGGCTCGCCAGAGCGTGGCTCAGGCGGTTCTGGACAAACTGAGAAATCAGGATGCGCAGAATAATCCACAGGGAACCATTACCCCCGCGCAGCAGCCAGGTACCGGAGACGCCATCCCGACTATTCCCCATACTGAATAATGGTAACCAGATCCCCCGTTCCAGACTACGAGTCTATGGTGATCACGGTGCTCCGTGAGCACCGTCTGGCGTTAGAAGCTGCGGAAGCTACCGTAATGGAAGATATGGGGTTCACGTGGCTGCGTATTGAAAGATCCTTGCGAGATGACGTAGAAGCTCTGGCACGGGAATTTGCGAGGCGTGCAGCTTTGGGGGAAGAGATCACCGAACAGATGATCCGGCTCGACTCCCGCTACCGGATACTGGAAGAGCAATTACAAGACCAGATAACGAGATTTAATACGGGCTATGCTCCGGGTTATATCAGCTCCGCACAGGAACGTTACGCAAACCTCGGGATCCAGGCTGCGCAAGACGCTCTCAGAGCCACTTATATTGAAAATGGGATGATCCCCGTTTTCGATAAAATCAATATAGGCGCCGTTGAAAGTATGATGGGTTTCGCTGGCGATGGTTCCCCCTTGAAAGATCTTCTTTCCGGAGATTACGGGCTGAGCTCCGCAGATGAAATGATCCAGGCGCTTATAGACGGGCTCGCCCGGGGGAGCGGTCCATCAGCCATAGCGGACGCCATGCAAGAAGCTACGGGGATGGAGCTGGATAGAGCTCTTTTAATCGCCAGAACCGAAGCAGCCAGAGCGTACCGCACTTCGAGCACAGAGCAATACCGCACCTCAGGCGTTACGGTGAGCTATAAGCGTTTGGTCAAAAAAGAAACCGCCTGCATAGCCTGTCTGTTTCTGGACGGAGAAACACTGGACAGCGCCAGTGAGCTCGAAGATCATCCCAACGGGAAATGTATGGTAGTGCCCGTGGTAGAAGGGGTGGAGCCCCCGGCTTGGGAAACCGGGAAAGATTGGTTCGAGTCGCTGCCAGATGACAGGCAGGAAAATATTTTAGGCGAAGAACGCTACAACCTCTACAAGAGCGGAACCGTGTCTCTGGATCAGATGGTAGGAAAGACCGAAAACGCCACCTGGGGAGCGGCACCACAACCCCTACCCCTGCGGGATCTTGGAAGTTGAACCCATTGTATTAAGGGGTAACGAGTGCTATAATCGATGCGAGGCGTGAATGAGATTTAATTTTATTCAACCCCCTACCCCTGCGCTGCCTGCGCTCAGATTGGCTCTTGCTGGTGGCAAGATCCTCAGAGAGGCGGCGTAGTGTTTTAAGGCGGGGGAGATCTTCTTACTGCGGGACGCAGGAAAGGAAAACGGCGAGATGCCAAACAGCGCGCAAGATCCAAAAGCACAGGCTACGGGAGAGCCGCAGCCAGATCCTTCAAAGGGAACTCCGAACCCGGATACCTCACAGCAGCAAACCACGGAGCCCGAAAACTTTACAGATTTTATCAAAGCTCAACCTGAAAAGATCCAGCTGCTTTTTGAGAGCCACGAAAAAGGATTAAAAAACACGGTTGAAGCGACACGTAAAGAGCGTGATGATCTGAGTAAACAGCTGCGGGACGCAGCCAAGAACGTTGAAAAAGGATCCAAGCTGGAAGCGCAGCTCCAGGAGCTGGCGGGAAAGCTGGATAATGCAAATGCCAGGGCAACGTTTTACGAAATGGCGCCCCTGATGGAATGCAGAAATCCAAAAGCCGCTTTTGCTATCATGGCTGAGCTGGATCTGAAAACCAGATCTGGTGAGCCGGATTGGAAATCAATCAAAGAAGCAGCTCCAGAGCTATTCGGAAAAGCGGGAGCTACCGCTAATGCAGGCGCAGGAACTCAGCAACAGACCCTAAAATCCGACCCCCACACCGTGATTAACGATTTTATCCGGGGTAAAGGGAAGGCACCATAAAACATAAGGAGAAAATACCATGCCTTACAATTCCGTAATTTCTCGCACTGATGCTGCGGCTCTGATCCCAAACGAGATCAGTAATGAGATCCTGAAATCCGTCTCGGAAGAGAGCCCCCTGCTTAAGCTTGCGAAAAAGCTGCCAAACCTGAGCCGGAGCGTACGCCAGATGCCCGTTATGTCCGCGCTCGCCACTGCTTATTTTGTCTCAGGTGACACGGGCTTAAAGCAAACTTCAGAACTTAACTGGGCAAACGTGAACATTACCGCCGAAGAGCTGGCGGTCATCGTTCCCATCCCGGAGGCGGTTCTGGATGACGCGGAGTACGATATTTGGGGTGAAGTAAAACCCCAAATCGTGGAAGCCCTCACTATTGCCATCACGCAGGCTGTTTTATACGGCACCAATATCCCCGCCGCCTGGACAACTGATCTGGGCTGCGCTGGCTTAACCGTTGGCGCTACCACGGCCGGACAGAACATTTCACTCGCCGCCTATGCAGAC